ACTCTGCGCGCGCGGCTGTCGGGTTTTGACTCCGGAAACGAGGTGCTGCCATGGGATCACGAGGCCCGATCCCGGACCCGCGGAGCGAACGATCGAAGGCTGGGCGCAACACCGCGAACCGCCGCCTGCGGAAGCAGACCGCGTCGCCCGTCCGCATCCCCGCCGCCCTCTCGAAGATCCCGGTCGCCGCGTCGTTCTGGAGGCGACAGGCACCGCACCTGATCGAGTCGGGCCGGCTGACCGCCGATCGCGTGGACGCGTTCGCGATGCTGTGCCGCCTGGCCGCCGACATCGAGGTCCTTGAGCAGGAGCTCGCCGTCGGTGGGTTCGTGATCATGACCGAGCGAGGACCGGCCGCGAACCCAGCGGCCGCCCTGGCCAGAGCGGCCCGCACCGACTGGGTGAAGCTCGCCCGCGACTTCGGCCTGACGCCGGCGGCCGCGGCGAGACTGCCGAACATGGGAGACGACGATGGCGAAGCGGAAGGCGACGACGAAGCGAAGCTCCGGGCGTTCACGGGCACCGGCTGACGACGGCGGCCGCTCGCGGCCCGAGTGGGTCGAGGGCTACACGTTTGACCGGGCCGCGGCCGAGCGGCCATGCGAGTTCATCGAGACGTTCTGCCGCCGCCCCGCGGAGGACGGCTTCGGCGACCCGCAGCCCATGAAGCTGATCCCGTGGCAGCGGGAGCGCGTGATCCATCCGCTGTTCGGGTGGAAGCGGCCGGACGGCCGACTGAGGTACCGTCGCGGCGCTGTCTTCTGCCCGAAGAAGCAGGGGAAGTCGTTCCTGATGGCGAGCCTGTCGACCTACATGGCGACGGCACACTTCCCGATCGCCGACGTCTACCTCGCGGCCGTCGACCGCCAGCAGGCCCGCGAGATCTTCCGGGTCGTGGCGAAGTTCGTACATGCGTCCCCGCAGCTCGCGAAGCTGCTCGAGGTGATCGACTCGAAGTCAGTCATCCGCAACCGAGAACACGGGAACGTGATCCGGTGCCTGAGCGCCGACGGGTACCGGGCCGAGGGCCTAAACGGGTCGGTAATCGTGGACGAGATCCACGCTCACCGAGACGACAAGCTCGTGTCTGCCCTGACATACGCGACACGGGCTACGCGTAACGGTCTCGTGCTGACGATCTCGACTGCCGGGGAGGATCGAAACGGCGTCGGCTATCAGTGGTGGTCGGATGCCGAGCTGGTGATGAAGTCTCCGGCTGCGAACCCGTCGTTTTACGGCGTGATCTATGCCGCGAAGGAGAACGACCCGCGCGGGTACGGCGACCCCGAGGTATGGCGTGAGGCCAACCCATCGATGGGGATCACGTTCCCCGAGGACGAGCTCGCGGCCGACTACCAGGACGCGACCACCGACCCTCGGAAGATGACGAAGTTCCTGCGGTACAGCCTGAACGTCTGGCAGGCTTCGGACGCCCGGTGGTGGCAGGGGGACGAGTGGTCGCGGTGTCAGGCCGGCCCGCTCGTGCCGACGTCCGGCCGCCCCTGCTGGGTGGGCGCTGACCTTGCGAGCAATCGCGACATGACGGCCGTTTGTTTCCTTTGGAAGGAGACCGACGGTTCCTACACGGCCGAGTGGCGGTATCTCGTGCCGCGCGAGACCGTTGCCGAGCGGGTGAAACGGGATCTCGTGCCGTATGACTCATGGATCCGTGACGGATGGGTGACGGTCACCGACGGGTATCGGCTCGACCATGAGCAGCTCGCGAAGGTGATCCTCGACAGGTCTGGCGACTGCCCGATCGTCGCCGTCGGAACCGACCCGTGGCAGGCTGGGCTGATGGAGACGCTCCTGCATCGGGAGGGAGTGAAGGTCGTCGAGATCCCGCAGACGACGCGGCACCTGAACGCGGCTTGCAAGATGCTCGACGGTCTGGTCGTCGAGGGCCGGCTTCGCACCGGAGCGAATCCGGTGGCGGCGTGGAACGCGAATAACGTCTGCGTCTACGAAGACGCCACGGGCATGGTGAAGCCGGACAAGGACAAGTCGAAGGAGAAGATCGACGGCATTGTTGCGCTGGTCAACGCGCTGGCGGTGTCGATCGAAGACCCCGAAGGCGGCGAGCCGATGGACGTGAGCGAGTGGCGGATCCGCATGGCGTGAAAACCGTGGAACGTCCACGCGGTGAAAATGGCCGGACCCCGAGGGTCCATCCGTGGCCGGCCATCCCGCAAAGAAGCGAACCCCCGCGCCGAAGAAGTCCCGCGGCGAGTCGTATCGGCTGACGGCGGTCCGCGCCGCCCTGACCGACCCGAACCACGTGTGGGCGTCGCTCTCGCAGGCGGTGAACCCCGAGACGGCCGCGACCGTCACAAACATCTTCGCGGTCTGCCGGTTCCTCTCGCAGGCCATCGGCGTCTGCCCGGTTCACACGATGCAGGAGGGGGCCGACGGCAGGAAGTCCCACGTCTCGCTCCCCTGCTCCTACACGCTGCGGAAGCGACCGAACCCGTCGATGACGGGCTTTGCCTTCTACGGCCTAATGGCCTACTGGACCGCCCTACACGGCGTCGGCTTCTCGCGGATCAGGTCGGGCAGCCGCGGGTGGATGACCACGCTGGAGCCCATGCACCCGGCCCGCGTTGTCGTGAAGGTTCTGCCCGGATTCACGCGGTCCTATGTCTACCAAGACCCGTTCACAGGGAAGACCGAGACGCTCGAGCAGAGCGAGGTCCTGCACTGGAATTGGGTCTCGAACGACGGGGTGATCGGCATCAAGCCGGGCCGGATCATGGCGTCGTCGATCCGGCTGGCGCGTCAACTCGACGTCGCGGCCGTGGAGTTCTGGCGGAACTCTGCGCGGCCCGACATGGTACTGGAGACAGACGAGAAGATCCCGGACGCCGCCGCCCAGCAGCTGCTCGCGGATCTCGCGGCCGCGTACGGCGGTGCCGAGAACCGCGGCCGGGCCGCCCTGCTCCCGCGGAAGACGCGGATCAAGACCATCGACGGGAACTCGATGGAGGCCAGCCAGTACCAAGAACTCCGCGAGTCGATGCTGCCCGAGGTGTGTCGCCACTGGGGCGTCCCGAGCACGCTTCTCGGCGACCACAAGATGGCGAAGTACTCGAACGCCGAGCAGGAGCATTTGTCCGCTCAGGTGTGGTGCCTGCTGCCGTGGTCGCACCGGATGGCCGAGCCGCTGAACATGGCTCTGCAGGACGTCTACGGGGAGGACGTCTACGCGAAGTTCGACATGCGCGGCCTCCTGCGTGGAGACGACGCGAGCCGCGCCGCCCTGTACCAGGCCCTTTGGAACATGGGGGCGCTGAAGCCGAACGAGATCCGCGACCTCGAGGACATGGACCTCCTCGACGATCCGGCCGCGGATCTCACGTACGTGCAGCAGGGATTCGCCCCGCTCGGGACGAACGCGACGCCGGCCATCACGACTGGAGGGTCAACCAATGGCCAATGACCACGAGCGGCGGTATCTGCTGCTGAACGACTACCCAGACGCGATCACGGTCGAAAAGCGAGACGGCGAACCGCCCGTGCTCGTCGGCATCTCGCCACCGTGGGACTCGCTCTCGGTGGACCTCGGCGGCTTCCGCGAGAAGTTCGCGCCGACCGCGTTCGACGGCCTGGTCGACCGAGCGCCGAACGACCATCGCGGCAAGATCGACGTCCCGTTCCTGTTCGACCATCAGTCGCACCTGATCTCCGGGCGAACGACAAACGGCCGTCTGGAGATCAGGAAGGACCTCAAGGGCCTCGGCTACCGGCACACCCCGGTCGACACGACGCACGGCCGGGACCTCGTCAAGCTCGTCGAGGACCGCACAGTCACCGGCGCGTCGTTCGCGTTCACGGCGGCCCCCGACGGCGAGACGTGGACCGAGGACGCGAAGGGGAACGTGATCCGCACGGTGTTCCGGGCGTCCGGCCTGTACGACATCTCGGCCGTCACCTATCCGGCATACCCCCAGTCGTCGATCGGCCTCAGGTCGATCGAGGCGTGGAAGGCGAACCGCCGCGTAGTGGAGAACCGGGCCGGCGACCGCGGGCTCGTCATCTCCATCGACTACGATCGGACGTTCGCCGCGGCCACCGGCCTGTGGCGTTCGTTCGTGGCTGATGCCACCGCCCGCGGGAACCGCGTGGTGTGCATCTCTCGCCGCGAAGACACCGAACAGAACCGCGATGAACTGCGGTTCGCGTTCGACGGTCTGGACGTCCCCCAGATCCTGCTCTGCGGTGCCGGCCAGAAGAAGCGGTCGGCCGCGGCGGCCGCCGGCCTCGAGGTCGACATCTGGATCGACGACTACCCAGAGGGCATCGCCGAGCAGCGGAAGACGCCGGTTGCCGTCTCCACGCTCGCGGGTGCCCGTGCCGCGGCAGCAGCCGCGGCGGCCCGGATGCGGATCGCCACAGGAGGAACCGGACGATGATCGAGACGCTGTTGGGAATCGCTCTTCTCGTCGCCGCCGCCTCGCAGTTCGTGGACGCGGCCAAGGCCAAAGCGTGGCTCGCGGCCTTCCGCGAGAAGTACCCGGCCGTTCAGTTCCGGCACGTCATCGCCGCCGGGATGGTCGCCCTGGCCCTGCTGCTCCTGCTCGGCGGCCGTGGGTCGCGAACGCCGACGCCGGCCCCGACTCCGCCCGACAGCCCGATCAGCCTGGACGGCCTGTGGGCGGCGCACCCCGAGGCGGCCGCCGATACCGCGAGGGTCGAGGCCCTGTTCGACGAGATCGCCTCGGACGTCGAGTGGGACGCCGACCAGGCCGAGCCCGACATCACGACCGGCATCGCGTTCGACGAGCTGCGGACGCGGGCCTTCGACATGCGGCTGAAGGGCGACTCGATCGGCGACCGCCACCCGCGAGTGCGGGCGGAGATCAAGCGATACCTCGACTCCGCGGCCGGCACGTCCGGCGGGCCGCTGACGCCCGAGGAGAAGGCGAAGTGGATCGCGGCCTTCCGCACGGTGGCCCGTGAGGCCGGGAGGTACGTCAAGTGAAGGACCGGATCCAGGCTGCGGTCTACTGGTTCTCGATCGTCGCGGTGATCGCCGTCTCGCTCGGCATCATCATCGGCGAGCAGTACGTGCCACGCGCGCCGCGACCGATCCCGGTGATGGGTGACGACGGCCAGCCTCAAGGATGGACGCCGAACCCGGACGGCGTCCGGCGGTTCCTCCGCGAACTGGACAAGCCGACGTTCGCCGAGGCCGGCCCCGACGCCATTCGCGAAGCGAAGGGCGTGGACACGTTCCTCTACCGGTCGGCCCAGAAGGCCCACCAGGCTCTCTACCAGAAGCCTTGGATCGTCGGCCGGCAGGGCATCGGCGACTGCGTCAGTTGGGGTTGGGCGCACGGTATCTACGTCGCCCAGTGTGTCGATTGGGAGACAGGCCGACTCGCCAACCCGCCACCGTTCCCGAGCACCGAAGCGATCTACGGCGGGTCGCGCGTCGAGGCCCGCGGGAAGTCGGGCGACGGCCGCAGTCCCGTCGGCGGGTACAGCGACGGGTCGTATGGTGCCGCAGCTGCTCGGTGGGTTCGTCAGTGGGGCGTGATCTACCGCGACCGCTACGGGTCGCTCGACCTCACGACCTACTCCGCCGACCGGGCGAAGGAATGGGGCGCGTACGGATGCGGTGGCAAGGGCGACGGCGGCAAGCTCGACGCCGAAGCGAAGAAGCACCCGGCCACCCACGTCGCCATCGTGAAGACGTTCACCGAGGCGGCCGCCGCGATCGAGTCGGGCTATCCGATCCCTGTCTGTTCGGGGCAAGGGTTCTCGTCGCAACGTAACGACGCGGGGTTCGCGGCCGCCCAGGGCTCGTGGGCTCACTGCATGTGCTTCGTCGGCGTGCGCTACAAGGCCAACGGCTCCCCGGACGACGGGCTTCTGTGTCTCAACTCATGGGGGCCGACGTGGATCGGCGGCCCGAAGTGGCCGAGCGACCAGCCCGACGGCTCGTTCTGGGTGAAGCGTGCGACCGTGGAGCGGATGCTCTCTG